ACTAATATTAAAGGCTTTGATCCTGTTCTTATCTCTTTGGTAAGAAGAGCAATGCCAAACCTTATTGCTTATGATATCGCAGGTGTTCAGCCTATGAATGGTCCTACTGGACTTATCTTTGCAATGCGTTCCCGCTACTCTGAGAGAGGTCAGGGTCAAGCTGGTGCAGAAGCACTGTTCAACGAAGCCGATACCGCCTATTCAGGTCAGGATGCTGGTTTCGATCTGACCGGTGGTATGACCGACGTTCGTGCTGGTCTTGGTACCACTGCTCAGTCCGGTTCTAACCCTGCTGTTCTTAACCCTGTTGGCACTGCCAACTCCGAAGGTTATGTCGTCGGTCAGGGTATGCAGACAGGTGATGCTGAAGCCCTTGATGGTGATGCAGCTAACGCCTTCAACCAGATGGCCTTCTCGATCGAGAAAGTCACTGTAACCGCCAAGTCTAGAGCACTCAAGGCTGAGTACTCCTTGGAACTGGCACAAGACCTTAAGGCAATCCACGGTCTTAACGCTGAAGCAGAACTTGCTAACATCCTCTCTACTGAAATCCTTGCGGAAATCAACAGAGAAGTTATCAGAACAATCTACAAGGTTGCTGAGCAAGGTGCTGTTTCTAACACCGCAACTGCTGGTGTATTTGACCTGGACATCGACTCTAATGGTCGTTGGTCTGTTGAGAAGTTCAAAGGACTTCTGTTCCAAATCGAAAGAGATGCCAACGCGATTGCACAACGCACTCGTAGAGGGAAAGGCAACATGGTTCTGTGTTCCGCAGACGTTGCTTCCGCTCTGACCATGGCTGGTATCCTTGATTACACCCCTGCATTGAATGCAAACCTGAATGTCGATGACACAGGTAACACATTCGCGGGTACAATCAACGGTAAGTTCCGCGTATACATCGATCCCTATTCTGCTAACCTTACCTCCGGTAATGCCGCAGGTGGTAACCAGTATTACGTCGTTGGTTATAAGGGTTCTTCACCTTATGACGCAGGTCTGTTCTACTGTCCTTACGTTCCTCTTCAGATGGTTCGTGCAGTTGGAGAAAATAGTTTCCAACCAAAAATCGGTTTCAAAACGCGCTATGGTTTGGTTGCCAACCCATTCGCAGAAGGAACCACACAGGGTCTTGGACGCCTCCGTGTCAACAGCAACCGCTACTACAGAAGAGTTGCAGTCAAAAATCTTATGTGAGTCACTGCCCTACGGGGCATCACATTCACAAGAGACCTTCGGGTCTCTTTTTTTATGCTTACATATAAATAGTTGAAAACAAATATAATAGTGGCTAATAATACATCTGGTGTAAGGATCGCTCAAAACAGTGGTCAACCCACTAGTAGAAACTTTCTGACTCCATCTGGATTTACTTTTCAGGTCCAAAGGGCACCTAAGGTTACCTATTACGGTAATCTAATAACCCTTCCTGGATTAGATTTACCATTTGTTGTTCAGAATACTTATCTCAAGGAAGTTCCATATCCTGGGGATGTTCTTGGATTTGAAGACCTAAGATTGAGGTTCTTGGTAGATTCAAATCTTGAAAACTACATGGAGATACAGAACTGGTTAAGAGGTTTAGGTTTCCCAGAAAGTCTTCAAGAAATTTATGACTTTCAAGATGAAGAAACTCCCTACAATAGAGGACAACCAGAAAAAAGTCAGTTGAACTTATATTCAGATGGTACTTTGACTATACTTGATCAACTGAACAATCCTAAGTTCAAAGTGATATTTAATGACTTGTTTCCAATATCATTAACAACGTTGACCTTTGATGCCACTTTAACAAGTGAACAATTCTTTACAGCAGAGGTGGTTTTCAAGTATACTATATACGAAATACGTGAAATTGATTGTAGTCAATGTTAGTTGATCTTGAAACAATTCAGAAGATGTGGGAAACAGATTCTAAAATGGATATTGATAATCTCCATACAGACTCTTTAAATATCCCTATTCTTCACGGAAAATATCATGAACTTTATAACAATATTCTCCTTCTGAGAAAGAAGGCAGAACAACAAAGAAAAAATATCCGACATGAGAGGTATGAATATTTTAGTGGGAAAGCAGACCCTGAGGTCTATATTGAAAATCCATTTCCCAAAAAAATCAGAGATAAAGACACTATGCAAAAATATATGGACGCAGATACAAAACTCTCAGGAGTTTCGTTGAAAATAGAATACTACTCAGTAATGCTAGATTACCTAGAAAGTATTCTCAAACAGATTACACAAAGAAATTACCAAATAAAGAATGCTATAGATTTTATTAAATTCAGTAGTGGTATGGGATAGTGAGATAAATATACATAACTGATTTTTATGTTATGTCTCACTTGACAATTGAGAAAGTCAATGAAGTATACCTAAAAATCACCACAGAACCTCATGTTGAGCACGAACTAAAAGATAGATTTACCTTTGAAGTACCTGGTGCAAAGTTCATGCCCCAATACAGAAGTAAGTATTGGGATGGACATGTACATCTATACAATCTGAAGACTAAAAGAATATATTGTGGACTATTAGATAAGATTATTGCATTCTGTGAGAATGCTGGATACACCTACAACTTTAATGAAAACAAGTTCTATGGAATGCCTTTTGAGGTAAATGAATTTGTGAATAAAGAAGGTGTAAAGGATTATATGAAATCCCTATCACCAGAAATTACACCTAGGGATTATCAGGTGGATGGTGTCTATGATGCGCTAAGGTATAATAGAAAGTTATTAATTAGTCCAACTGGTTCAGGTAAGTCATTTATGATTTATGCTGTTGTTAGGTATCATGTTGCGAAGGAAAATAAAATCTTACTGGTTGTTCCAACTACTTCACTGGTTGAACAGATGTATAAAGACTTCTCTTCCTATGGATGGGATGCAGAGAACCATTGTCATAGAATCTATGCTGGTCGTGAGAGAGTTAACACTAATGAAGTAACTATCACCACTTGGCAGTCTGTCTATCAGTTAGATAAGAAGTTCTTTGAAGAGTATGATGTAGTGATCGGTGATGAGGCTCACTTGTTTAAAAGTAAGTCACTAGTAAGTCTTATGGACAAACTTGCTGATGCTAAGTATAGATATGGATTCACTGGAACATTAGATGGGTCACAGACCCATAAGTGGGTGTTAGAGGGGTTGTTTGGACCATCATATAAAGTCACTCAAACAAAGAAATTACAGGATGAAGGTTATCTTGCAACTCTTGATATTCAGTGTCTTGTTTTGAAATATAAACCAAAAAAGTTTGATACCTATGAAGATGAAATTCAACACCTAATTGGTCATGAAAATAGAAATAAGTTTATAACAAATCTTACTGTTGATTTAAAAGGTAATACTCTTCTACTATACGCAAGAGTGGAGAAGCATGGTGCCATACTTTATGACCTGATAAATAAAAAGGTAACAGGTGATAGAAGAGTTTTCTTTATTCACGGTGGTGTTGATGCCGAGGATAGAGAACAAGTAAGAGAAATTACTGAAAGAGAAGATGGTGCTATCATCGTTGCATCATATGGAACTTTCAGTACTGGTATCAATATTAAAAAACTTCATAATGTAATATTTGCCTCTCCATCCAAATCAAGAATCCGTAATCTTCAAAGTATTGGTAGAGTCCTAAGAAAAGGCAAAGATAAGACTAAAGCAAAACTGTATGATATTGCAGACGACTTCACAATAGGGTCAAGAAAAAACTACACCTTGAATCATTTCATTGAACGCATAAAAACCTATGTTTCTGAACAATTCAATTATGACATTACAACAATAAACATCAAAGACTAAAGGAGGTAACCAATGGCCATAGAGGATGATTTTTATTGTACGATAAAATTGAAATGTGGTGATGAAATTTTTTGTAAGGTAGCAGCAACTGAAGAAGAAGATAGAACTCTTCTTTTACTTTCCAATCCAATCACTGTAGAAGAGATTGTTGTCAGAGGAACCGTAACTGGTTACAAAGTAGAACCTTGGTTAAAGACTACAGAAGAAGATTTGATTATTATCAATATGGATGATGTTCTTACAATGACTGAGAACAGTAATATAGATATGATTGTTTATTATCATGATTACTTGAGAAAGAATAACAAAGAGAATAAATCTAGTCTCTCTAAGGAGATGGGATATATTTCTTCTGTTAAGGAAGCAAAGAAATCTCTAGAGAGACTCTATAATAGTTGAGTTATATAACCTATAACATCCTTATGAACCCGGACAAGCCTAATCCTACTCCCATTTTGGATACTTGTCAACTATATGTTTTTCTGATATAATATAGAGAGAATATAAATGATGACTGATGCCCATTCAACCGATGACTACGATGAAAAGAGGAAGAAATTCTGAACACTACGTCAATAATAAAGAGTTCCTTGAAGCTCTTGAAAATTACTTTGCCGAAGTAGAACGTGCTAAGTTGAATGATAAACCAAAGCCTCCTATTCCTAGGTACATTGGTGAGTGTTTTCTAAAGATTGCAAATCATCTATCATACAAACCTAACTTCGTGAACTATATGTTCAAGGATGATATGATTTGTGATGGTATTGAAAACTGTGTCCGATACATTCATAACTTTAGTCCTGAGAAGTCAAAGAATCCCTTTGCATATTTCACTCAGATTATCTACTACGCATTCTTGAGAAGGATCCAACACGAAAAGAAACAATTAGAAATCAAAAATAAAATTCTTGAGAAGACTAATTTCGATGAAGTCTTTGATACGAATGATCTTGACAGTAGTAATTATTCCGACTATAATTCCATTAAAGACAGTGTGCATTCCAAACTTAGATACTGATGCGTGTAGCTATTATTACAGACCAGCATTTTGGGTGTCGTAAGAACTCTAAGATATTTCATGATTACTTCTTAGAGTTCTATAATGAAGTCTTCTTTCCATATCTAGAATCAATGGGTATCACCACAGTGATTGATATGGGAGATACATTTGATAGTCGTAAAGGTATTGACTTCTCTGCACTGGCATGGGCCAAAGACAATTATTATGATCGTCTGAAAGATATGGGCATCACTGTCCATACCATTGTCGGAAATCATACCGCATACTACAAGAACACTAACAAGGTCAATGCAGTAGATCTTTTACTTCGTGAATATGAGAATGTTCATGTTTATGATACTGTCACTGAAGTTGAACTTGATGGTCTCCCTATACTATTCATTCCATGGATCAATAAAGAAAATGAAGAGAGTACTTATAAATCTATTCAAAATTCAACTAGCATATGTGCGATGGGGCACCTTGAGCTTAACGGATTTAGAGTTAATAAACAAGTCGTCATGGATCATGGTGGTGAGAGCAAGTTATATTCAAAGTTCTCAAAGGTCTTCTCTGGTCACTACCACACTAGATCGGATGATGGACGGATCTTCTACCTAGGTAATCCCTATGAAATGTTCTGGACAGACGTTGGTGATAAGAGAGGTTTTACCGTCTTTGAGACAAGGACTCAAGAACATTTTCATGTAGATAATCCTTACAATCTCTTTCATGTCCTATACTATGATGATGATGATGCAGCACTTCTAAATACATCAATCTACGAAGATAAGATCGTTAAGGTTGTTGTTCGTAACAAACCAAGAATGAAAGAGTTTGAAAAGTATATTGATAAGTTATACTCTTCAAATGTTCATGAACTTAAAATCGTAGAGAACTTCCAACTTCAGGAGTCGGAAGATTTTGAAGTTGAAGAGTCAGAAGATACATTTTCTATTCTTGATAGATATATTGAGGAATCAGAAACTGAATTGGACAAATCAATCATTCAGAACCTGATTAGAGAAATCTATCAAGAAGCTTGTGAGATGACATAATGTATATCATTGCAGTTAAAGGAATGGAAAAGGATGGGGCCTATTCAGTATCCGATGAAGATGGTGATAAGATCCTTTATCTGTTTGAAGAAGAAGACGATGCAACTCGGTTTGCATTACAATTGGAAGAAGACTGTGGTTTTCCAACTATGACCACTCTAGAGATTGATGATGTACTAATGATTAAGACCTGTGAGATGCATGATCATAGGTACGCTGTGATAACACCCAATGACATTGTGATTCCTAAAACACATTATGATACTATTTCAAAAGATTAAATGGAAAAATCTACTCAGCACCGGGAACCACTTTACAGAAGTAAGTCTAGACAAAGATCAAACTACTCTCATTATTGGAACTAACGGTGCAGGTAAGTCCACTGTTCTTGATGCATTATGTTTTGTTTTGTATGGAAAGGCGTTCAGAAAAATCAATAAGAACCAGTTAATCAATACAACGAATGAGAAAGGAACTGTTGTAGAGATTGAATTTAATGTTAATGGAACAGAATGGAAAGTTGTTCGTGGAATCAAACCCAACAACTTTGAGATCTATAAAGACAATGAATTTCTAGACCAATCTCATTCTGCTATTGATCAACAGAAGTGGTTAGAACAGAATGTTCTGAAGATGAATTATAAATCATTTACACAAATCATTATCTTAGGTAGTAGTTCCTTTGTTCCATTCATGCAACTCCCCTCATCTAGTCGTAGAGAAGTTGTAGAAGAACTGTTGGACATTAAAATCTTTTCATCTATGAACAGTCTCATCAAGGAGAGGATTCGCTCTCACAAAGAAGAGATCAGAACTTTTGAGTTATCAAAAACCTCTGTCAAAGATAAAATTTCTATGCAAGAGAGGTTTATTGAAGAGGTTGAGACTACTAGTAAATCTAATATCAAAGACAAGGAAGATAAGATTAAAAGTATTCTCAATGAAGAGAATGACTTGATGAATGAGAATATAAAATTGTCAGAAGAACTTGATGATTTTGAAAGAGCTATTCAAGTTTATACTGGAGCATCAGATAAGTTAAAGAAGTTAGGTAACATTAAAGGCAAATTGTCCCAGAAAGTATCAACTATTACTAAGGAACATAAATTTTTCACAGAGAATACGGTTTGTCCTACCTGTACACAGGACATTGAGGAAGAGTTCCGAATAAATAAAATTGATGACGCTCAAAATAAGGCTAAGGAGTTGCAATCTGGTTTTATAGAACTGGAGAAGGCAATTAATGATGAAGAAGACCGAGAGCGTCAATTCAATTCACTCACTAAGGAGATCCTAACTCTCACACATGGTATTTCTAAAAACAATATTCAAATCGCTGGATGTCAAAAACAAATCAGAGATTTGGAATCGGAAATTCAAAGAGTTACCGAACAACTTGCAAACAGAAATATTGAGCATGACAAATTAGCTGAACTCAAACAAAAACTAAAGAGTACACAAGATAAACTTTCTGAGAAAAGAGAAGACATCTTCTATCATGACTTCACCTACGGTCTTCTAAAAGACGGGGGAGTAAAATCAAAGATTATCAAGAAGTATCTTCCTCTTATTAATCAGCAGGTTAATAAGTATCTACAGATGATGGAGTTTTATATCAATTTTACTTTGGATAGTGAATTCAATGAGAGTATAGAATCTCCAATACATGAGGATTTTACTTATAGTAGTTTCTCAGAAGGAGAAAAACTCAGAATTGATTTATCCCTCCTCTTTACTTGGAGAGAAGTATCCAGACATAAAAACTCTGTGAATACTAACTTGATGATACTGGATGAAATCTGTGATTCCTCTCTGGATGGGACTGGAAATGATGAGTTTCTCAAAATTATTAGATACAATCAACCTAATGCAAATGTATTTGTAATCTCTCATAAAGAGGGATTAGAAGACAAATTTGACAAAATATTAAGATTTGAGAAAGTAAAAGGATTCTCCAGATTATCTCCCTAAATAGATTAGGTTAGATGAGGTGTTATGGGATATATCTATAAGATTATCAATAATGTGAATGGTAAATTCTATATTGGTAAAACAGAGAGGACAATTGGGTATAGATTTTCTACACACAAATCCTCCTCTGTTTCACCTAAAGATTATTTTCATAGGGCATTGAAAAAATATGGTGTGGAGAATTTCTCTATTATTTCTCTTAAAGAAATAAGAGAAGAGGATGATATTAATGAATTAGAGAGACACTATATTAAGTGGTTGAAACCTCACTACAACCTCAAAGAAGGTGGTGAAGGTGGAAGACACTCTGATATATCAAGACAGAGGATGAGTAAATCTCAATTTGGTGTGAAGAGAAATCACACACCAGAAAACAGAAAGAAAACCAGTAAAAAGATTAGTGAGTCAAACAAAGGTAAGAATACCTGGACTCAAAATAAGAAGTGGTGGAATAATGGTGTTGAGTGTAAATATCAAGAAACACAACCAGAAGGATTTGTAAGAGGAAGATTACCAAAACACAAGAGAGGCCTAACACCGGGATTGGAACTCGGAACCAAACTCAATCTTACAGAGGAAGAAAGAAAGAGAAGAAGTAATCACCTTAAACAAGTCCGAAGAAAGGTGTTATAATACTGAGAACCACCGTATCCTAATGACTATTCCAAACTGGCAACACCACTCCAAGAAGGAAAAGAAGAGAAAACTTAAACCCCAAGCGATGAGGGCAAGAAGAGAAGCCCTCCGCCACTTCAAGAAGTGTCACCCAACCTCCCAGAAACGGGGGGTTTTGTCGTATATTAGCTACATACCAAACCAAAACCTATGACCGTCAATCTAGAAGTCAAAGGAAATGTGGCTCGTCTCTTGGCCACTGAGAACCTGATTGTTGAAAATAAGAAAGTACATACGGCATCATTCAATGTTGAGACCCGTGTTCTGACTCTACCTCTATGGCAGAAGTCTTCTAATGAAGTCTATGACCTATTGGTTGCTCATGAAGTCTCTCACGCCCTATACACACCTAATGAGGATTGGGATCCAGCAGTTCCACACCAGTTCTTAAATGTGGTGGAGGATGTTCGTGTAGAGAAACTCATTAAACGTAAGTTTGCTGGTCTATCTAAAACCTTCTATCGTGGTTACCAACAGTTCTATGAGGAAGACTTCTTTGAGGTAGAAGGTAAAGATGTCAATAATATGAATCTTGCCGATAAGATTAATATTTACTCCAAGATTGGTAGTTTCCTCCCAGTAACCTTTACAGAAGAAGAGAAAGAAATTCTAGATCTTGTCAATATGGCAAATACATTTGATGAGGCACAGGTTGCAGCCCTTTGTCTCTACAAATTTTGTAAGGAAGAGAGTGAGAAGGAGAGGGAAGAAGCAGATGTTCAACTTCCTAATAGTAATAGTGAAGAGAAGCAACCTGTTTCAGATTCTGGTGAAGAATCCCAACCCGTTGATAGTCAACCTCAAGACACAGAAGAAGAGGAAGATGAAGGTCAAGGTGGTACAGGAGAACAACTCTCACAAAGTGATGAACTAGAAGTAGAAACTGATACCGCATCTACAAATAACATTCAAGATTTGGTAGATAGTAATGCATCCTCTAGTCAATATCTTGAGTTTGTAGATCTTGATCTCACTAAGATTATTAACTCCAATAAGGAAGTTCATGATTATATTGAGGACTTCTGGAAACCTCATTCAGAAGAAGAGTTCTCATTTGCAGATAGTAAGTATGAAACTTTTAAGAATTCAGCTCAAAAGGAAGTAAACTATCTGGTCAAAGAGTTTGAGATGAAGAAGGCGGCAAGTTCTTATGCACGTGCATCTGTATCACGTACTGGAGTTCTGGACTGTACCAAACTTCACACCTACAAATACAATGAAGACCTCTTCAAGAAAGTAACTACACTCCCTGATGGTAAGAATCATGGTCTAGTATTTGTTCTTGATTGGTCTGGTTCTATGAATAATGTCTTGGAGGATACTGTCAAACAACTCTATAGTTTGATTTGGTTCTGTAAGAAAGTTGGTATTCCTTTTGGTGTCTATACATTTACTCAAACATTCAATGTTGTTCCTGTTGATTATGATAAGTTTGGTCGTATCGAACCTGAACCCAATTACAGTAGAACAAAAGGTTCTTTCCACATCAGTAATGACTTCTCTTTGATGGAGTTCTTTACTTCCAATACATCTCAAAAAGTTCTTGATCGTCAGATGAGGAATATTCATAGGGTTGTAATTTCTCAACGTCATTACAATTCTCCCCATGAACCACCCCGTCTGGGTCTCTCTGGAACTCCTCTAAATGAAACTATACTGACTCTTCGTCAACTTATTCCTTCTCTTCAAAGTAAGTGGAATGTTGAGAAAATTCAGTGTGTGATGTTGACTGATGGTGAATCAAATCACCTCACTGCAGATCGTTGGCTTTCTAAAGAAGATGAACCTTATATTTGTAATCGTGATCCTGGTTATACTGGTCGTTGGTCCAGGCGTCGTCTTCATCCAACTAGAGACTTTATTCGTAATCGTAAAACTGGTGTCACCTATGCAGTATCTCCAAAGTATTGGGAATTCACTAATACTCTTGTTAAGTGTGTGAAAGATGAACTCCCCTTTGTCAACTTTATTGGTATCCGCCTACTTAGCGGCCGTGATGCAAATGAGTTCATCCGTAGATACAATAATGGATATAGTCTTGAAAGTGGTAAACTGATGGCAGAATGGAAAAAGAATAGAAGTATCTCTTTAAAAATGGTTGGATATGATGCATACTTTGGTATCTCATCCAACTCACTTTCTACTGATACTACTTTTGATGTTGATGAAGGTGCCACCAAGGCAAAGATTAAATCTGCATTCATCAAGTCTCTAAAGACCAAAAAACTAAATAAGAAAGTTCTAAACGAGTTTGTAGAACTGATCTCCTGACCAGTTTCTAAACAGTCCACTCTGCCCCCTGACTCTGCCTCACTCTGCCCTATAATAAACAAGTAAACAAAGACCCCCGTAACATGGCATTGTCCACAGAATACATCGTCACATCTCTTCAAAACCTTTATGGTGAGACTGTGACCTCTGGTGATGTTCGTGCCTGGTGTGCAATGAATGGAACCACCTACAATACTGTTAGTAAAAAACTAGATGAATATAAAGTTAGTCGTGGGAAGTGGAATCTGACTATTCAAGAAAAACTGGAACAAACTTATCAAGCTCCAACAGGTCTTCCTGTCGTTGAACAAAATCTCACTCCAGTAAAAGATGATACCTTCGTCAAGTTTGGTAACTTTAATGATATTAAAAAAATTATTAAGTCCAATCTATTCTATCCAACGTTTATTACGGGTCTGTCGGGTAATGGTAAAACGCTATCTATTGAACAGGCTTGTGCCCAACTTGGTAGAGAACTAATCCGTGTAAACATTACTATTGAAACTGATGAAGACGATCTTATTGGTGGCTTCCGTCTTATTGATGGGAACACCGTATGGCACAATGGCCCAGTCATTGAGGCCCTCGAACGGGGAGCCATCTTGCTCCTTGATGAGTTGGACCTCGCCTCAAACAAAATCCTTTGTCTTCAATCAGTTCTTGAGGGGAAAGGAGTTTTCCTCAAGAAGATTGGTAGGAACGTTTCCCCAAAGACAGGTTTTAACATCTTCGCAACAGCAAACACTAAAGGAAAAGGATCTGACGACGGACGATTTATTGGTACTAATGTGCTCAACGAAGCATTCCTTGAGCGATTTCCAATAACCTTTGAACAAGAGTATCCTTCATCTTCTATTGAACAGAAGATCCTTGAAGGTGTATGTCTAGAACTTGGTATTGAAGATAGTTCATTCATCAAGCATCTCTGTGACTGGGCCGATATCATCCGTAAGACCTTCTATGATGGTGGTGTGGATGAAGTCATCTCTACCCGTCGTTTGGTTCACATCATTCGGGCTTACAGTATTTTTAATGATAAGTCTAAGGCCATTGGAGTTTGCCTGAACCGATTCGATGACGAGACAAAACAGTCCTTTATGGAATTGTATGACAAGGTTGATGCAGACTTTGTTATTCCTACAGAGGAAACTATTCTTGTTAACTCACCAACTCCTGTTGACAGTTCCATGTAATTTTGATATAATTGGGGGAGGTAATACTGCCTTCCCCTTATTATGGACAGCATAACTTTTATTAATGGACCACTTATGGATGACAAAATTGAATTGACTGACCTTAAACCATCTCCCAATAGAAAGTATAATGAAGATAAAATCTTGAAGGAGTTGTCAGATTATATTTCTGGCACATACAACCAACATTATTCTGCTGGTACTGATAGAGTACAAACACTTGACCTCATTGAAGCCTGTGGAGATGGTGAATCATTCTGTCGGTCTAACATTCTAAAGTATGCCTCTCGATATGATAAGAAAGGTACAGCAAGACGTGACATCTTAAAGATTCTGCATTATGCAGTTCTTCTGTTACACTTCAATGACAAAAACGCACAACGTGAAACTTACCCTCAATGACAATGAAACTCTCTGACAAGACTGTAAACATCCTGAAGAACTTCTCTTCTATCAATCAGTCTATCCTTTTCAAGGAAGGTAATAAACTCCGAACTATTTCGGTAATGAAAAACATTCTGGCAGAGGCTGAGATTGATGAGGATTTTCCTAGGGACTTTGGTATCTATGACTTGAATCAGTTTCTTAATGGTTTGAATCTTCATGCTAGTCCTGACCTGGACTTTGATAATGAAGGATATGTTGTCATCAAAGAAGGTCGCTCTCGTTCCAAGTATTTCTTTGCTGATAAGAATGTTATCGTGACTCCTCCTGACAAAGATATCACTCTTCCTTCTGAAGATGTTGCCTTTGATCTGGATACCCAGCAGTTGGATAAACTCCTCAAGGCTGCAGCCGTTTATCAAGTACCCGATCTCTCTGTCGTTGGTGAGAATGGTGTTGTTAAAGTGGTTGTCCGTGACAAGAAGAATGACACATCAAACAACTTCCAAATTGTTGTTGGTGAGACAACTTCAGAGTTCTTCTTCAACTTCAAAGTTGAGAATATTAAGATCATTCCTGGAACATATGAGGTTGCTGTATCCCAGAAACTCCTGGCCAAGTTCACTAACAAGAACTATGACTTGCAGTATTACATTGCATTGGAACCTGATTCCACCTTCGGAGGTTGATGTGACACAGTGGGAACTGACATACAGACTCCCCACCACGGGGAGTAAGTATCATAAAATGATTGTGGAAGCAAATTACCAACATGATGCAAAAAAGATTGCACAGGCTCAAGTTCCCTCTGCCACGATTTGTGGTGGAGCCAGACGTGTCCGTTGATATTCCTATGAGAATTATAGGTAGTATCACTGTGATTGCTGCCTACTTTGTAGTCTTACATGTGAATGTGTTAGCAGGTGTTGTAATGAACGTTATAGCAGATTGTTTATCAGTTCCCTACTTTGTTAGAACTAAATCATGGGATGTAGTTATTATGCTAAGTTTTTTATTAGCAATCAGTTTCAGTAAATTATTAACATGACAAATTGGAAAGAAAAATATAATGAATTGACGGATTCTGAACTCAACAAAATTGCAGTTCTTCGTGTCATGGAATGTACTAATGGAATTATTCAACATTCATTTAGAGATAAATCTCCTGACGCATTAACTATCGAAGAGACAAGAGCAACAATGAAGTTCAGTATGTCATGTATGAAGAACATGGTAATTCCTCTTAAAGAAGAAACCATCACATTCAAACCTACAACAGAAGAACTTCTTCGTCGGGCCAGAGAACTATACGTCAGTGGTGTCAAACAGGGTAATGATGAGGACTTCAAAGAGTTCATGGAAATCTCTAAAGCCACTGCACAAGTATGTGGTATGAGAAGAATTATTGACGCCAAGAAGATTCTTGAACAAAACGTTGACGTGTTTCCCCCAGGTACATTAGATTGGGGTGTAAGTTACCTTATGCAATTCTTTACTGATGAATATCTTCGTGACTTCTTCCAATCCGGTGGATTCGGCAATAGTCCTTCCTGACAAACATATTGTAAAGATGCCCTTAGAGACCTGTCAGATGCTCTCTATCGTCTGTTCAGACAAGTGGGGGCATGGTTATGGTACTTTGCCTAAGGCAGACGGTAACCCCTATGCTACAGAGAAAGGAGCATTCCGCAATCACCCTTGCACCAAGTGGGCAAACGAGACTGTAGCAAACTCTAGATGGTTACTTGCTCATGGTATTGCATTATGTGAAGAGTATTTCAATCGATATGGGAAATGCCATACTTGCTTCAAGACTCTCCTTGCTGCTGATGAAATCATTCCTTATGTGAAATGGGATGGTCATACTCCTTTTGTTCGTGCAATGCCTGAGGAGTTCAAGTTTGATGATAGTATTGACACACTCACTGCTTACAAAATGTACATTGCATCTAAACCATGGGTGAAAGATAACTATCTTCGTCTCCCTGATCGTAAACCTGAATGGATATGAAAACTACATTAACTGTTAGTGACGATGGAATCCTTACATTTCCTGACGATCTGATGAAAGAACTTGGATGGAAAGAAGGTGATCTACTACAATGGATTGACAACAATGATGGTTCTTTCTCTCTAGTAAAAAATGACGAAACACTTTAAACAAACTTGTGACAAACCATATGATCGTCATGATTATAAAATGGTGTACTCAAACAATCAATCTGTGGTGGTAGATTCATGGGAACAAGTTCGACAAATTTGGTGGGAAACTCCATCAGAATTTCAATCTCATATTGAAGTGTTGGATAAAATTAATATCCGTCCCAAACACATGACCAAAGGATTTGTATGATCATTGATTATGATCACAACCAAGTACCAGTTCCACAAGAAATAGTTGATTTTTGTGACCACTTCACCTATAATGCTGAACGTGATGAACTGAGGTACCTTGATTGTGTCTATATGCATATGGGGTATTATGGTGGTGACCCTACACAACTTGAACAGATGAGACAACGTATTTTACCTATTTTTTGAATTTATTATGAACAATGATTTTTTGTGGTGCGAGCGTTACAGACCACAGACCATTGATGAATGTATCCTCCCTGAGGCTACAAAGAAAACCTTTAAAGAATTTCTAGATAAGGGTGAGGTTCCTAATCTTCTTCTTTCTGGTCCTCCTGGTGTAGGTAAGACCACTGTCGCTAAAGCCCTTTGTAATCAACTTGGAGTAGATTCCTATGTCATCAACGGATCCGATGAAGGTAGATTTCTTGACACTGTACGGAATCAGGCCAAGAACTTTGCTTCGACCGTATCACTTTCGTCAGATGCAAAACACAAAGTCATCATCATTGACGAAGCTGATAACACAGGGAACGATGTACAACTCCTCTTACGGGCAAACATTGAGACGTTTTATAACAACTGTCGATTCATCTTCACCTGCAATTATAAAAACAAAATCATCGAACCCCTACATTCTAGGTGTGCCGTCATTGACTTTGGAATCAAGGGAAAAGAACGACAGGAAATTGCAGCAGGATTCTTCAAACGTCTCCAAGAAATCCTGGATGCAGAAGGTATTAAATATGATAACAAGGTCTTGGTAGAACTCATCAACAAACACTTCCCTGATTGGCGTCGTGTTCTGAATGAGTGTCAAAGGTATTCCACTAGTGGTAGTATTGACTCTGCTATTCTTGCATCATTCTCTGACGTATCTGTAAATGACCTCATCAAAAACCTCAAAGAAAAGAACTTCTCCGAAGTTCGCAAGTGGGTTGTTTCTAACCTGGACAATGATGCTAGTGTCCTTTTCCGTCGTATTTACGATGCTCTTGTTGTATCCCTTGAAAACAATAGTATTCCTGCTGCTGTGTTGGTTCTTGCTAAGTATCAGTATCAAATGGCATTTTGTACGGACCAGGAGATAAATATGCTTGCTTGTTTGACTGAAATAATGGTGGAGTGCGAGTTCCGTTAATTAACTAATAAAAAACAATGAATGTAAAACTATTTCGTATTATCACTGGTGAAGAAGTGATTGCAGAACTTCTTTCTGAAGATGACTCAACTGTGACTCTTCAGAATGGTCTAGTTGTTCTCCCTTCAGGACAGAGTGTTGGGTTTGCTCCATGGGCAATGGTGATTGATAAGGATCAACCTGAGATCACGGTAAGTAGAACACACATCGTATACATCGCTGAGGTTGATGAAGGTATCACCAAGAAGTATAATGAAGTATATGGAAGTAAACTGGTAACACCAGACAAAAAGAAATTGATTCTTTAAATTATGGAACTTAAGGACTGGTTGAACTCAATTAATTTTACCAAGGAGAATCTGATTAAAGATGAACCTTCTTTGGCAAAAGAATATCCACCATACATCATCAATCGTTGTCTCTCTGGACACATGGATTGTATTATGTTTGCCAACGAGATGAACAAGTACAGTTTTTTAGATAAAGATATGCAATATGAATTTTATCTAAATATATTGAGAAAGAGGAAGAGATTCTCTCCCTGGCTCCGCAAAGATAAGATCTCAGATTTAGAGATTGTGAAACGTTACTATGGTTATAGTAATGAAAAGGCTTCTCAGGCTTTGAAAATTTTATCCAATGAGCAACTTAATTTTATTAAACAACGACTTGAAACTGGTGGAAAAAAATGACACAGACTGTTGAGCCTCAGGTTGATTGGTCAAGAGACCAAATGGTAGAGGTTAGGCTAAATGAACCTGATGATTTCTTAAAAGTTCGTGAGACTCTGACCCGTATTGGGGTTGCCTCTAGAAAAGAAAAGAAACTTTACCAATCCTGTCATATTCTACATAAGCAAGGTAAATACTATATCGTACACTTTAAGGAGTTATTTGCCCTTGATGGTAAATACGCTAATCTTACTGTTAATGATGTTCAGCGTAGGAACCGTATTACTCGCTTGCTTGTTGATTGGGGCTTGATAGATGTTGTCATCGAAGAATCAATTCAAGATATTGCACCATTGAATCAAATCAAAGTACTCCCTTACAGAGAGAAGACAGAGTGGATTCTAGAACAGAAGTATAATATTGGTAAGAAGAATAATATCAAGGTTGGCCAACCTGAATAAATAAGACTGAGACTCCTTTCGTGCGGTCTCTACAAAAGTCGGAACACCCAAAGACCTCTTGTCTCTTGACAGGGGTCTTTTTTTATGTTATACTGTATAAATAAATTCGTTCTCCATGAAAAGAACTTAATTGCTTCTTGATTGGAAATTAAAAAAGAGGTAAACCATGATTACACCAGAGGTGTATGAAGAATTTCGTACAGATGTTCTTAGCGTAATTAATAATCAAGAAATTTTTACATTAGCAAAAATAAAAGTTTTTATCAAACAAATGGCCGCTGGCAAGTCATGGTTCCAAGGTAAAGAATTGTCGCCAGAGTTATATAAAGTATTTTGTAATCAAAAGTTTAATATTCGCGTAGCACCAAAAAACGAAACATGTAACGATGGTATCTTTGAAAAGGAAACCGTTGTGGATGGTAAAAAATATAAGTACAGGGACATCACCCACATTAAAGATTCTTTGATGATGGATGAGTTTTTGTCTGATTGTTTTGACACAGATAATATCTATATTTTTTCAATCACTCATGCTAAATTTGGAATTTATTTTGAATGTTTTCTCAGATATGCCCTGTGTACAGTCCTGTGGATTGAAGAAGTTCATGAGTGTTTAGCAGTAGGTGATCCCGGATCAACTGCATATCAATATGGGACAGGATATAATACTCCATTTGATGCAAAGGTTGCATTGAGATTTAGAGAATGGATGAAAATTAATGGAAGAGTATTAGCGTTCACTGCTACTCCAACCCTGCATCAGCAAGAGTATGATGAATATATTATTGATGGTGGTATAAAAACAGATCAAAAATTCTCTGATTTATTCTATAAGTGTAATGAACTTACAAATCTAGATTCTTTAATCCCTAACCAAGCTTGGGTGGATAAAACTATTCGATATAACCTTGTTTATAGAAAGACACAGGAATGTGTTGACCCGCATGTAGGAACTATGATTGATAGTTTATTAAACAGGGAATCTGAGTTAGAAGAACAAAAAAAAGTAGATCCCAATGTTCAATCAAAACTTACATCTCTGATTCGATGTGGTCAGGGTGGTGGAGCCTGGGGATGCCCTATTCATAAAGGTCCATTTGGTGGATCCGGCAAAAGAGATCCAATTGAACATGATATTGGAATGGTTCAAATTGTTGGAAAGCATCTTCAACAAAGAGGATTTGATTGTAATTCTCGTATGATTGCTACTCTTCAGGAATCTGGTAGTGGTGGTAATAGAATCTGGAATTTAAATGGAGAGGTAGTCGAAAAGAAATTGTCATGGGAAGATGTGAAGAATCGTTTAAATGATAATGATGATCTACTCCGACACTTAATTGTTGTAAATCGTGGTGGATCTGGAATTAATGTTTATAATATTGGAGCAATTTTTATTGCTTCTGTTAGAGATGCTCTTTGGTCCAGGGAACACATCCCATGTCAAGTTTTGGGAAGAGGTGTACGTTGTAATTGGGGATATGGAAATATTGGAAGAAAATATAATAACGATTTGCGTAATTTTATCCCTGTCAAACAACTTGAAGGTAATATTGAAACTACTGTCGAAGTAATTAAAACAGCAAATAAATTAGATATTTGGTACCCTAGAGGACTTACCGACAGGGGTAGTAAAACTAAAGTTGATGTATGGGAAGATTCAGTTACTATTTTTAGACGTGACTATTGTAATTCTATACAAGATGGATATTCTTGGTTACATGATCAAACCGGAACTAAACCCTCAATGATTGAAAGTGCATTACCTTTACCGGGGAAACTTCTGTGTCCACATTGTGGAAACCCAGTTTATTATTCTGGAGATAAAACGGGTGATGGAACACTATTACCATTCTTTGAATAAAACCGAATAAAAATCTACGGAGTTCACTACCCCGTTTTTTTGTTTTTTCTGTTATAAATAATGAGTGAACGCCTTCGGGGTTCACACAATCAAATCTCGCTTATTTAAGGAGAAGTACATGACCAATCTCATGAAGTATAATGCTGCCGACCTGGACAAATTCATGGACAGGATTACGCGCAACACAATTGGAATGGATGACTACATTGATAGAATCCTAAGAGGTCAAGAAACATCAAACTATCCTCCATACAACCTCATTCAAGTCAGTGACACAGAATCACAACTAGAGTTAGCTTTGGCAGGATTCAAACCAGAAGAAGTCAATGTCTACACAGAAGAAGGAAAACTTTTCGTCGAAGGAAAACGAGAAGAATCCACAGAGAAAACAACATTCGTCCACAGAGGAGTGGCTGCAAGATCTTTCACCAGAGCTTGGACACTGGCAGAGGATACGGAAGTTGGATCAGTTAAATTTGAGAATGGGCTCTTAACGATTTCTATGAAGAGGATTGTTCCAGAACATCATCAACGTAAGAACTGGTTCTAAATAGAACGTATCGTCGCCGCAGAGGGGTAACTGGCACAATCCAGTGACAACCCCTCTTTTTTATGTTATAATTTATAAGAGGTATATTGTAAAAGATGACTGTTAAACTATTACTATTGAAGTCTGGAGAAGACGTTATCGCAGACGTAAAAGAGATGTGTGTTGGTGATGAGGAAAAACCTACAGTGGTTGGTTATTTTCTTAGATACCCTTGTCGAGTAAAATTGGTTGGACAAGATACGGATCATAAGGGAGATAAACAGCACCCGTTTAGAATGCAACTTACTCCATGGATGCCCCTAAGTAAAGATGAAATGATTCCTGTTGTTGCAGATTGGGTTGTCACTGCAACTGAACCAATTGATGAACTAAAAGAAGCTTACGAAAAAGGAGTAGAGAAAAATGAAAATAGAAAACTTGAAACTACTGTCACTGACGGATCAGAGACTGATCCTGACACAGATTGAAGAGGTCTCAGCAGACCTGGGTGAACCAGACTGTAAACTGATAGAACCTTTTATTCTTAATGCCAGTACAATGACACTATCCCCATGGTTTGTTGACATCACAAATCAGAATGAGTTTATGATTCATTCTGAAAAGATTTTGACAATTATGGAACCTAACAGTAAACTGAAAGTGATGTATGAGGACTTACTTAAGGAATGAATTTCTATACAAACATACAGATGATTGGAAATCAATTCCTTGTTCGTGGTTATGAGGACGGAAAGAGAGTTCACTATCGTGATACCAACTATCGTCCAACTCTGTATGTTAACTCTAAAGTCCCCACAAAATACAAAACTCTGGAAGGTGAATATGTTGAGGAAATTCAACCTGGAACAGTAAAGGACTGTAGAGACTTTTATAAGAAGTATGATGAGATCGAGAACTTCAAGATCTATGGTAATGAGAGATATATCTACCAATACATTTCTGACAAGTATCCTCAGGATGAGATAAAGTTTGACATCAAGAAGATGAGACTTTTGACTATCGATATTGAGGTCTCATCAGAAGAGGGATTTCCTGACCCAGAACATTGTTCTGAGGAGATGTTGACCATCTCTATTCAGGATTATGCAACTAAGAAAATTACAACTTGGGGCAGAAAACCATATACCCCTAGTCAGGACAATGTGACCTATCATTATTATCCTGAAGAAAGAGAAATGCTTGGTGCATTCATTGATTGGTGGATGAATGACTATCCTGATGTTGTGACTGGGTGGAATACCCGTCTGTACGACATCCCATATATCTGTGGAAGGATCGATAGGGTTCTGGGTGAGAGGGCCCTTAGGAATCTGTCTCCATGGGGTCTAGCGACCAAGAGAGAGACTTGGATCAATGGCCGTATGTTTTATATCTACGATATTGGTGGTATCACTGACCTAGACTATCTGGAGTTGTATAAGAAGTTTACTTATGTGAATCGTGAGTCTTACCGACTGGACTTCATTGCAGAGGTTGAACTTGGTCAAAAGAAATTAGACCACTCTGAGTTTGATACATTCAAAGACTTCTATACTGGTGATTGGAAAAAGTTTGTAGATTACAACATCGTTGACGTGGAACTTGTTGACCGTATGGAAGACAAGATGAAACTGATTGAGTTGGTTATCACCATGGCATACGATGGTAAGGTAAACTTTGGTGACCCAATGTTCCAAGTTAGATTGTGGGACACCATTATCTACAACTATTTGAAGAAGAGGAATATTGTTATTCCTCCAAGGATCAATACTGATAAGAGTGAAAAGTTTGCTGGGGCCTATGTAAAGGAACCCAAACCAGGTGTATATGATTGGGTTGTAAGTTTTGACTTGAACTCACTTTATCCGCATTTAATTATGCAATACAATATCTCACCTGAGACACTTCAGGAAGAGAAGCACCCATCAGTTACCATTCAAAAGATTCTTGATGAGAAACTTGATTTTCAGATGTATAAGGACTATGCGGTCTGTGCCAATGGTGCAATGTACCGTAAAGATGTGAAAGGTTTCCTACCTGAACTGATGGAGAAGATGTATGCTGAACGTAAGGCATTCAAGAAGGAGATGTTGAAGTCTAAACAGAAACTGGTTGACATTGAATCAAAACTGAAGACCAATAAGGATCCAGTTCTCCGTAGACAGAGAGAACAAACCATCAAAGATATTGCTAAGTTCAATAACTTTCAGATGGTGAGAAAGATTTGTTTGAACTCTGCCTACGGTGCAATTGGTAATGCATACTTTAGATATTTCAAACTTGCCAATGCAGAAGCGATTACGATGTCAGGTCAGACATCTATTCGTTGGATTGAAAATCATATGAATGAATATCTAAATAACTTACTTTCAACAGAAGATGTAGATTATGTCATCGCATCTGACACCGATTCAATCTATCTTAACTTTGGACCTATTGTTGATAAATTTCTTGGTGATAAAGTTAACGATACGAGCAAGGTTGTTTCTATCATTGACAAAGTCTGTCAAGAGAAACTGGAACCGTTCATCGAAACATCTTATCAAAATCTTGCGACGTATGTAAACGCATACGATCAGAAGATGCAGATGAAACGGGAGAACATTGCAGACCGTGGAATTTGGACTGCAAAGAAGAGATACATTCTCAATGTATGGGATAGTGAAGGTGTTAGGTATGAAGATCCTAAACTTAAGATCATGGGTATTGAGGCAGTCAAGTCATCCACTCCAGCACCCTGTAGGAGTATGATTAAGGATGCTCTCAAACTAATGATGAATGGAACAGAAGATGATGTGATTGAGTATATTGATAAGTGTAGAAGTGACTTTAAGAAACTTCCCATTGAAGCTATTTCTTTCCCTAGATCTGTTTCTGATGCCCAGAAGTATAAGGCACATGCAACGATCTACTCAAAGGGAACTCCTATTCATTGTCGTGGTGCCCTATTGTTCAATCACTACATAAAAGAAAAGAAGTTAACAAACAAATATTCACTTATCAATAACGGTGAAAAGATTAAATTTTGTTATCTTAAAAAACCAAATATCATCCATGAGAATGTGATCTCATTTATTTCAGAGTTTCCAACAGAGTTGGGACTTGACCAATATGTGGATTATGACTTACAATTTGAAAAGGCATTCTTAGAACCTCTCAAGGTCATTCTTGATGCCATTGGATGGAATGTAACTAAGATAAATACTTTAGAAAGTTTTTTTATGTAAAGTATGACCATGGGCAAATATTATACTTATGCCTATTTGCGTGAAGATGGAACTCCTTATTATATCGGTAAAGGATTAAAAAACAGGAAATCTAAAAAGCATTTTAGAAGAAATGGAAAAGTATTTTCTCCTCCATCAGAAGATAAAATAATTATTCTCAAACAGAATTTAACTGAAAAAGAAGCATTTAAGCACGAAATTTATATGATTTCCGTTTTGGGTAGAAAAGATTTGGGGACTGGTATTTTGAGAAATTTGACTGAAGGTGGTGAAGGGAGTAGTGGATATAAACACTCCGATGAATTTAAATCTAAAATTAGAAAAGTTCAGAGTGGTAGAGTTATTTCCAATACAACTAAAGAAAAAATGAGAAATGCAAATCTTGGAAAAGTTTTATCTGATGAACATAAAAAAAAGATTGGAGAATCGCAAGGGGGGAAAGTTGTAAATGAGGAGGTTAGAAAAAAAATAAGTAATACACTAAAAGGAAAAAAACATAGTCCAGAAAGAATTAATAATATAAGAAAGGGAATGGGATGTGAAACTTATAAATTCATTTCCCCAGAAGGTAAAATAATTGAAGTTGATAATATGACGCAATTCTGCTATGATAGAAATCTACAGCAAAGTTGTATGTCAAACATCTGGAACAATAAAAGAAACTTTCATAAAGGATGGAAAAAAGCATAATGGACTTTTTATCAGATATTGTAAAAGAGATTGGAGATGACTTTACCAAACTTGCTGCCGACATCGATGACACTGAGACATATGTGGACACAGGTTCGTTCGTTCTTAACGCTCTTGTATCTGGGTCTATCCGTGGTGGTGTATCTGGGAATAAAATTACTGCAATTGCTGGCGAAAGTTCTACTGGAAAGACTTTCTTTTCACTCGCAGTGGTCAAGAACTTCTTGGATACTAATCCCGATGCATATTGCCTTTATTTTGATACTGAGGCAGCAGTTAATAAGTCACTACTAGTAAGTCGTGGCATTGATCTGAATCGACTAGTTGTTGTTAATGTCGTTACCATTGAGGAGTTTAGGAGTAAGGCTCTCAAGGCGGTAGACATGTATTCAAAAAAACCTGAAGATGAACGTAAACCTTGTATGTTTGTGTTAGATTCTTTAGGAATGCTTTCTACAGAGAAAGAAATCACTGATGCCCTCAATGAGAAACTTGTCCGTGATATGACAAAATCTCAGTTGATTAAAGGGGCTTTCAGAATGTTGACTCTTAAATTGGGTCAAGCCAAAATACCAATGATTGTAACCAATCACACCTATGATGTCATCGGAGCTTATGTTCCTACAAAGGAAATGGGTGGGGGTTGTTTAGTTGCGGGAACTAAGATACAAACAGAAAATGGTTCTATTCCTATTGAATCTATTCAAGTTGGTGACAAAGTGAGAACTATGTTTGGTTATTCATCAGTTACTGACACTTTCCATTTCACCGATAAAGATGTTTATGAATTGGAATTGGAAGATGGAGAAACTATTAGATGTTCTGGCGAACATAAGTTTTTAGTAGATACTGGAGATGGTTATGAATGGAAATCCGTTACTGAGTTATTACCTTCAGATACTATCAAATCTATGTGAAAGTTGGTTCTGGACTAAATAATAATAATTGAGTCCAGAACCTTGTTTTTATCCAATAAGTATACTGATTGTTATTTCCGTATTATTAATAAGGCAAATCTTAGGAAACTTCCTCAAATTACTGAATGTCATCATATTATACCTAAATCATTAGGTGGAGGAGAAGAACCAGAAAACAAAGTATATCTAACACCAAGAGAACATTTTGTCTGTCATCATCTTCTTCTGAAGATGTTAGAGGGAAAATCAAAACAGAAAATGTGTTATGCTTTTTATAGAATGAACTCCAGTAATAATGGAGTTAGGTGTGAAAATCTCAATTCTTATGATAGAATAAGAGAACACTACTCTCATCTCACTTCTGGAGTAAATAACCCATTTTATGGGAAGGGGCATTTTGGATATTCTAACCCAATGTCCAAACCTGAGGTTCGGGAGAAACATAAACAAATAGTTTCTTCACCTGAACATAGAAAGATGATGAGTGATAAAATGTCTGGTGAAAATAATCCATTTTACGGAAGAACTCATTCAGATGAAACCAAGAAACATCTTTCTGAGTTGGCGTCTCAGAGAACAGGTGAAAACTCTTCCCGTTATGGGAAGAAACACAGACGAGTTGTTTGTGAACACTGCCAAAAAGAAATTACTTACCCAATGTATAAGAGGTGGCATGGAACGAATTGTAAAGTCTATCAAGAAAATAAAGACTGAGGATGTTTATGACATCACAGTTGAAGGAGAACATCATTATATTCTTGGTAATGGTGTCGTGTCTCACAATTCTGGCCTTAAGTATGCAGCGTCTACAATCATCTATCTCTCAAAGAAAAAGGAAAAGGATGGAACAGAAGTGGTCGGCAATCTTATCAAGGCTAAGACTGCTAAGTCGCGTTTAAGTAAAGAGAATAAAGATGTTACTATACGTCTCTATTACGATGAACGTGGTCTTGATAGGTATTACGGTCTCTTAGAACTTGGAGAACTTGGTGGACTATGGAAAAACGTTGCAGGACGTTATGAGATGGATGGTAAGAAAGTCTATGCTAAGGCCATCCTGAAAGAACCTGAGACTTATTTTACACCTGAAGTGATGGAAAAACTAGATGAAATCGCAAAAGAACAATTCTCTTATGGTTCGTCATTATGATGTTGTTCCAGAGTCATACTGTAAAAAACTAATTGAGATATTTGAAAACTCCTCTAATCAGGAGTTTATCAATAATGATCACAAACCATGTTTCAGTCAGGTTAATCTGAGTAAAGAAAATCCTGAAATGGTCAGACAAATCATTCCCATTATTAAAGGTGTACATACTCTGTATAAGAAGGAAACCAAATCTTATTTTCTTCCAGAGTTAAATGCCCTTGAAGAACTTAGGATTAAAAGATACCTTCCTAATGGTGAGGAAAGGTTTGATGAACATGTAGACGTGACTGACTATCCCTCATCAAGAAGGTCAGTTGCATTTTTATTTTATCTGAATACTAATGATGGTAATACAGTTTTTTCTAAACAGAAGTTGAACATTAAACCAAAGTGTGGTAGGGTAGTAGTATTCCCTCCTACATGGGAATATCCTCATGCAAGACTCCCCCCAACAACTAGTAACAAATACATCATGAGTACATATATTCACTATGGATAAGGTTGAATTTTTAGTTCTGAAAAATCTAATACACAATGAAAAATACTTGAGAAAGGTTCTTCCATTCATTAAAGAAGAATATTTTGATGATACTAAATATAAGGTAATCTTCGACGAGATCTCTACCTTTACTGCTGAGTATAACGAACTCCCTACAAAAGAGATTCTCAATATTGAGATTGAAAAGAGAAGAGATATTAATGAGGACTCTTATAAACAGATTTCTCATGTAGTTAATTGTCTTGAGGACGATGTTGTAGAGTTTGATTGGTTGGTTAACACTACTGAGAAGTGGTGTCGTGACCGTGCCATTTATCTTGCCTTGATTGAATCCATTCAGATTGCTGATGGAGGAGATGTCAAGAAGGCACCAGATGCCATTCCATCTATTCTGTCTGATGCTCTGGCAGTTAGTTTTGACAACCATGTAGGACATGATTACCTTGAAGATTATGAATCACGATACGAGTCTTATCACAGGAAGGAGGAGAGAATTGAATTCGATCTCGACTATTTTAACAAAATCACGAAAGGTGGGCTCCCTAACAAAACTCTTAACATCGCACTTGCTGGTTGCGTTCATCCAGAAACTAAAGTTAAAATTAGATTTAAGAAGATTTCTTGATTATGGAATTTGGTGCTGGTTCTCCAGTTCCAAATTTCCATCCTTCGTTTAATTTAGTATCAATATTTTCTGGTAGTATTCTTTTCCATCCCTTTGTTCCTGGTAAGTACATTACCTTTTTTCCTTTATGTGCTTTACCTCCAAGAGATGCTCTTTGTTGTCTTCCTTGATTAGACGCCCAGTAATTGAATTCTTTAGATGCTCTTTGCTTTCCTCCAAAAGATGCTCTTTCCTTTCTACCTTCTTCTGTACTCCAGTAATAAAAATTTTTAATGTTATCTTTTAAATATTCTTGTTTTTGAGTTTCCATTCCTTTGACCATCCATTCTTTTCTTTCATCTATTGGAACAGAAAAGAAACCAATCTTATTATCTCTACAAAATTCCCCAATTATTTTTCTATATTGTGGAGATAAGTTTGCTCCTAACATTTTCATAGACCTTAAGTCATTTGGATTTTTGTATATTTTCCATAACAAATAATGTGCTATGATATGTTCTCTAACATTTAGGTATGTAAGGTTACAATCATCATCTGTTCCTCCCATATGTTTAGGAACAACATGATGTTCGTGTAGTCCTGAATATTTTTTATAATCTTCTTTTCTTGACTTATTGCCTTTGCATAAGTTAGAATAGATACGATCAAACATTCCCTGTCCCTGCTACTGCTATTATTTATATAAAATGTGGATTGAAAAAGAAACAACAATTGCTGAAATCAAAACATTACTTGATAATGGATATGAAGTAGAAGTTGATTCTCCCGATGGATATGTTCCAGTTAATTTCTTTATTAACAAAGGAATGTATGATGAATATGTTTTGAGAATCGATGGCATTGATGAACTTATAAGATGCAATGCCAATCATTTATTTCAGACATCTTTGGGGTGGATGAGTGCATCGCATCTTTATAAAAAATATAAAATAATGCATTTTTTAACCGAGAGTGGTTATAAACTTGGTAGTGTATTTAAAACAGGAAATCAAATACCTATTGTTGATATTAATGTAAATCATCCAAATCACAGGTATTATACTAATGGAGTTTCTTCTCATAATACTGGCGTCGGGAAATCTCTATTCATGTGC